GTATGGAATGTCACACACACGAGATCCGACAGTCCCGGTAGTCCAATCTCCAGCCAATACCAGATGGTTCGTAAGGCTCCCGCCGAAGACACGGTTCGACGCGGCTGTTGCATATGCGACACACGATCCCAGCCCGGAACGGAAGTACGTTTGATTTGGTGCCCCGCGAGCGTAGTCGTTTGCCCCAATCATGATGGTCTGCGCCCCGGCAATGCCGGGGTCGTCGGCCATCATATTTACGAACATGTCCGCAACCTCATTACCGGACACCGCTCGATTAGTCAGCGTTCCGATATTGGACGCAAGCAGAACGGCGAAAGAATGAGCCAAATCCGACGCCCCGGTTCCGAGTGTGATGGAGTCGCCGTAGGTGCGGATCACCCCTTGCGACACAGGGCCAAATGCCTCAACGAAATGGGTGCCGATTTCTGACCGTAGCCCCGCGACCGCGGCGGCGGCGGCTCCATTAGCAAACCCCTGACCACCATCAAGTTGATTGTTGATTTGCATGGTGTTCCTTAGACGCTAACGGGAGTAGCGTAAACAGTGACAGTGCCAGAATTCGCCAAGAACTTAGCGGCGAACAGAGTCCCTGTAGCCCAAGTGTACGTCGTGGTCTTCCCGAGGAAGAACGCCGAGTTGGCAGCCGGGGTAGTTCCATCGAACGTAACCAGCGCATCGCCCCCAAGGATCTGCACCAAGCACGCCGTCGTGTTAGCCTTATCAACAACGAACGCTGTTTCAACGAACTGCTGGTTGGCAGTGCTGTTTGCAGTGATGTTCGCGCCTACACCGTTGGCAGAGGGACGAAGATAGAGATTATTGACACCATAGTTTACCATAACGTTCCTTCTGTTATCGGGTCGGGTTAGACCGCGAGGTTAAATGCGTATGTACCTTGAAAGGGAACTGAATGCCCATCTGACGCTCCTGACGGTCAAACTCGCGATCCATCATCTCCTGTGCGCCAATGCGAACCACCTGAGCCTTGGCGAACTGGCGTTCCGTCATCAGCCAATCAGCGAGAACTCCCTGAACCACGAAGTCGAAAGCGAACTGCGGGACCAGCAACACCTTGAACTTCTCAGGAGCGGTCTCTGGGGTATCTCCGGGATTCGTGGCAACCAGCGTCTTAACGTAGTTCGTCGTTACTGTGTCCGCGTAGGTGTAGTAGAGCGTTGTCCCAGCAGCATATCCAGCAACCGTAGTGTAAGTTGGTCCGCTGAAGTTCGGGCAGCGAGTGCGGTAGTACAGATAGACAGGAGCCTGCGGGCTAATCGTCGTGCTAGAAGCAGCCTGATTCGGGCTTAGTATCTGGTAGTACGGAATGCCATTGCTTGCCGTGTTATACGTCTGAATTCCATTAGGCGTTACCTTGTACGGGCAACGCTTAGGCATTGTGGAAGACAGCGGCGACGTGCGCCACACATCAAACACAACATCAATCTCGTCCATACCTTCCTGTTCCCACGGAACCAACTGGAGGCTGGTGCCAGTAAGGTCTGATGGGGAAACAGACGGGAAGTAAACTCCCATGCCGCTAGTAGCTTTAGCGGAATACGGGTAAACATACTCTAAGATTCCGAGCACAGAAATCGCGCTCTGCTGAACTACATCGCATTGAGCGATTGAGAATATGCCATCATCGCAGGTAGTTAGATCAACAACAACCGAAACCTGCACCCAGCCACCAGAGATACGGGTAACACTTGCGCTTACACCAGAAGCCGTAGCAACAACCGAAGCGTTCTTGATGTCGATGATTGCTTGGTTTACGTTAAGTGCTCCAGTGCCAATGAAGACGTAATTAGTGTCTTGCGGGTAAAGGAACACGCTAAACGTGTGCGGAGCTGCGTACTCAGGCGTGTATGTCGTGTAGATGCAGTGCTGTTCAGCAGTCGGCGGAATACCACCAATCATTGAGTTCTCGAAGTACAGCGTATCAATGCTGTTGTCTGTCGGGTTCTTACTCCACTTAGCTGACAGCGAACCACCAATCGCGCGCCAAGATCCTAGTGTCTTGGAGTCCGGTAGGATGTTGTTAGGAACGCGGAACTCGCCATACGGGCAGACATCTACCCAATGGTACAGATTCCAAATGTGGTTAATCTGCTTATTGAAGAACGAATTAAGCAACGCCACCTCATCCGGTTGTATGTCGGCATAATCCACGCCGATGTACGCACACGCTTGGTTAAGGAAGTCGCTGTAATTCTTGGTCTTCAATGGCGTGAGCGTCTGCGATGTTGCGGGTTGTAGCCGGGAGCACGAAGATCCTCGTTATCCTTGAGCATCTTCTTAACAAATTCAGGGTCGTTCCAGCAGCCCGGATATTGCTGGTGCCAGCGGTAGAAAAGACGAGCATCAATGCTCCCAATCTTCTGCCCCATGCCTTCAACAGCAATCGAGCCAGCCATCTGCATGGCTCTCTTAATTGAAAATTGGCGGAGTTGCGCAGCGATCTTCTCGGCGGGCTGCTCTCTAAGAGCACGCTCGCAAATCATCTTTGCATAAACCGGGTCCGAAACCCCCACCACGTCAGGCGTGGAGGGGGAGTCGAACACTTTTTGTCCTGAGACAAGAGCCATAGATTAACCAGTAACCTTAGCCCCGACCTTATCAAGATCAATGAGGCTCACGAACACATCGAGAGCGCCATTGGACAGCGTAGCCGGAGCACCAGCAACACCATTGGTAAACACAACCTGCAAGGTATTGGCAGTAACGCCCATCGCGGCAGTCGTGTTAGCAACAGAGAACGGGCCACCAGTACCAGCGATAATCGGGCCAGCAGTCTTAACGGAAGTCGCTGCGATGAACGCATTGGCAGTCGCGCTAGTACCGAAGGTTGCCGTAATCGTCTGGGTGGCGTTAGCGTTCGAGTTGAACGCCTCAACCACGTTCGCAAAACAGCTATCAACGATGAAGTTCGCGGGAGTAGTCCCGAGAGTCACAGTGATAGTGTCAGAATTCGCGGTAGCCGAAGCATTCGCGATGTCAGCGTAGTTAATCCGAGCCTTGTGAGTGAAGCCCCAAACCTGCTCCGCAGAGGGAACCGGGACGAGACGAACATTCTTCGGGTAAGTGGGAGTGTAATTAGCCATAGTAGAATCCTATATTTGATTGTTAAGTTGAGTGGATTCGTAGCTATTACGACGTGCCGTAGAACTTCGCGCTGCCCTTCGGGTTTTTGCAAACCAGCGTGCAGATGCTTTCGACGTAACCACGACGGCCACCGCCAAGGTTGGGAAGCTCACAGGCTTCGATACCCTTGAGATAACCAAGACCCCACTCTTCGGGGTTGATGCAGTAGCCGCGATAACGGCTCGTGCCAGTGAAGAACGCACCATCGGTGCTATCCGACGTGATGCCGGACAGGAAATCGAGGATGATGTTAACCACGCCCATGTCGCCGTCATACAGATCCACCGCGAGGATAAGCTCGCGATCCGCAGCAGGCTCAGTGACGAAGAAGCCGGCTTGGGTGCCACCAACGTTGCGCTGGAACTTGCTGATGGTACGCTTGAGGCCAGGACCGGCGAACAGCGTAAGATTGCGCTTCGCACCAACCGACTCAGCTTGCGACTGAAGAACGCCGTTAAGAACATCTTCGGTGAAGGAGCCGGACGCGGTGTTAATCACCTGAGCCGAAGCCGGGCGATAAGCAGCTGGGATGTCGGTCGGGCCAGAGGAGCTGATCCACGAACCCATACCGCGCATCTTGAACGGAACGCTGCCGTCGTCAGCCTGACGATCATTGTCAGAGCCGATAGCGGACTCAATGGAACGCTTGAGTTCACGAACCGACTTGTCCTTGGCGTTGGCAACCTCGTTAGAGATACCAGCGACATCGGACAGTTCAGTGATCGTGGACACAGCCCACGGCTGACGGAAAATCTGAATGTAGTTACCAGCGCGAGCACGGCTCTTGGCCTTGTTCTGGAAGTTGGTCACATCAAGACCATCCACGACGCCGCCAAAGGACGGAGCCGCAAGATTGTCCATCTGCCATTCCTGAAACGCCTGCTTAGGAGCTTCAGTCTTGGGGAGGAGCGAGAGTTTCGGAGTCGTTTCCGGCTCCAAAATCGTAAGGTAGTTGGTCAGGTTTTCACGAAGACCAGTGAGATTATAAGTAGTAGTCTGGGCCATGATTAATGATTGTTACGAGCAAGTTCTCTTTGCTTCAGAATGGCTCGGAAGTCACGCGCAGTGATGGTTTTCTTAGAGGCAATCGTCTCGTTCTCGCTTCGATTCTGCTGTTCTTGGGCGTACTCGGCAGTCACAGGACCACGGAGCGAACCAGAACCAGCACCAGAGGCAGCACTAAGGGATGTCGGCTGGGATGGTTTCAGGGCTTTGGGTGCCGGCTTCACGCTTGTAACAGCGGTTGGCTGGCGATGCCCTTCCTTCACCATAACACCTTCGACCTGATACCCAAGCGCGAGTTCGGCATTGGGGAGGCCTTTAAGCCAAGGACTATTACGAAGGATCAGATCCGCCATCTTTGCTTCCGGCGAGTTCTTATCCTTCATCCACGGGAACTTCTGAAACGCCATCTGTTGCGCCTGATTGCGCACATTCAGGAAGGCAGCACGCTGAGGAACTAGTTCATCAATCGTGTTATCTGCACTGCGCCGAATCCCGCGAAGCTCGTCCTTTGTATAGGTCTTGCCTTGGTACTCAACGCTACTGTCAGTTCCCATATCCTCCAGCAATTCAGAAGCCCACGAACGCACCGCCTTGGCTTCTTTCTGCACCTTAATTAAGGAGCCGATGTCATCAATTTTGCTTACCGGGGTATTCTCCGGGAACGGCTCAATGGGTTGTGCCTGCTGAGTCTGCTCAGAGCCAATTGGCTGGGAGACTTGTGACTGAGGTTCGTAGCTCTTCAGCTTCTCCTCTAAGGCTTCCCGCTTACGGATTTCCTTACCGATGCGCTTGTTGATGGATTGCTGCGATTTCTCCTTGTACTCCGCGAGAGCTTTTTCAACAAGCTGACGCTTTTCTGGATCAAGAGATTGCAACTGAGAAAGAACACTCTGCTCAGACTGAGCGGCTTCGGCGTCTTCCGCTTCGACCTCAACCGTCTCTGGCGTTTGTGCCTCGACTGCATCGGTTTCATTGGATTCAACCTCCACGCTCTGCTTGTGACTTTCGGACTGTTCCGAAGTAACGGGTTGGGACTGGCCCTGTTCAGGGGCGGCAACATCATCTACCGTCGTATTTTCGGGGGCTTGTGCAGCGTTCAGCCGTTCGGCTTCCTGTCGCGCAAGTTCAGCTCGGAATGAGCTGCCCGTGATGTTGTTGCTCTTCTTAGCAGCATTCTGATTCGCTAGGATCTTCTCCATCCGACTTTCCTTACTCTGCTGTGTCCCAGCGGGCGTTGCAGACACCCCTACCTGTTCGTTTTGCATGGCTAATATACCAAGTATGTTTTACGTTACGCAGGGAATCCACCCTGATGGTTAGAGTTGAGACTCAATCTCATTAGAGTCAAGCCTGTGGCTCCGAAATGTCTATCATGGAAAGCATCTCGCGTAGTGCGCGAATCTCCCCAATGTACGCCATAGTGAGACGTTCATCCTGACATACGCGGTCAGAACAAAGGTCTTCGACGCAGTTATCAAGTGCTTGTGATGCGACGATAAGGAAGGCATGGAATGCTGGGTTCCCGCGCAGGGGAATAATTGCTTCCTGAAGGTTAATCCGGTCCCTGTCTCTCAGTGCGATCATGTTTTGTTTGAATGGAATTTGAATAGTCTCGCGGAAGCTGTGCTATCTTTCCGCTGCACTTGGGGCACACAAACTCGTCGATGGTGCCATCCCAAGCCTTCTCTGACTCTTCCTCTGCAAGCTCACACCGACAGAGGAAGCAATGGACTGAAGCTGTCATGTTAGCCTCCAGCCATATCCTGAGCTGGCATGGTTCCGTGCCGTCCAATCTGGATGTTCTGCTTCTGCTCTACCTGCATCTGCGCTTCCTTGATGTAAGTCTCAAGACGAGCCTTGAAGCCTTCATCAGTTCCATAACGCTTCTGCACATCAGGCTCAGACATGAATTGCTGCAACACCTGCATGATAAGCTCAGGCGGGGTTCCTTGCTTAACATTCTTACCGATGCCGGCGCTAATCTTGGTAAGGTCGTCCTGCACCTGAGTAACGGCCTGATTAGTAGCGTTATCCTTCGGCATGATGATCTGTTCCGCGATGGCGGGATCAATGTTCTCCATGCTAATCTGGAGCACCTTAGACCAATCAACCTGACCGAACTTATCAGCCGCGATTGCGGTATTGATGATGTTCTGGATCTTGTTGGTAAGGGCTTCTTGGTCGAAGATGAGGCTATCGAACGACAGGTAGAACTCCCAGTCCTCATCACTCTCGCCCTTACGCATCACTTCCGGCTGGCTCTTTTGCAGGCCCATGACACGGAACTGCACGTTATCATCGCCATACACCTGCCAGAGCTTCCAAAGCTGGCGATACACCTTAGCCCATGAGGAGAGCCAGTTGCCAACCTCGAACTCCGAGATGGGACGAGGGATGTTGCTATCCTCTCCAGGCACCATCTCGCCGCAATACTCACGGAAACGGTTCTCGATTCCGCGCTCCACCTCGGAAGTGCTTGGATCAAAGGCGGGGCGGTCACCAAAATGGAACTCGTTGGGACGGCGTTCACCAAGACGGGCACCCGGACCCCACTTATCAGGCGGGCGACCAATCGGGTGCATCATTGGGGGCAGAATTGAGATGCTTGCAGCGTCCAATTTAGCGTCCCGGAGGCTCTTTAGGTTGTCTTGGTAGTTCTTTCCGACCTCGGGGACACCACGGGAATCGTGTGCGCGGCGGCTCAAGAACTCACGCCGATGGAGCACAAACGGGTATTCCCCGCCCATACTATCGACCAAACCATGCCAAGCGTACCCATCGTGAGCCTCAGAAGCAGGCAAATCCGGGTTGAACACCGTCATGTAGATGCCCGGAATCCCGTCCTTGTCTGACATACGCTGATAGGCGTACACCACGCCGACCATATCATGGAATCGCTGGTATCGGTAGAGGAAGTTACGCGAAATCGGCTCCATGTTCTTATCAGGAGTCAGCGTAACGATCTTACCCTTTACGGTCTTGATGGCTTCCTCGACCCATTTCTTATCCCAGTCATCCGTGTTAACGAAAGAGCGGAGCTTTTCAGGGTGGAAGTAGCGGACCACAAAGACGTAAGGCGAGGTTTCAAGGTCTGTAGCGTAGGCCGGGATGAAAACATCCTCGTCTAGCGTGTAAGCCCGGATGATGGGAACACCCTTCTCATGCGTGTAGCAGAACTCGGCTTCACCATCTGCCCGAAGATCCGAGAGAACACCAGCGGCAGCTTCAGGGGTAATAGCATACTTATCTACCAATGACTGCTCTAGGATCTTACTACCCTCTTCGTGCGCGAGGATTTGCTCAATGTCAGCTTGGGGATGCTTGAGCTTAATCTCCTCCATCGTCACCTTCTTCTTACGCTTGGCCTGTCGCACTTCCCAGAACTGGCCGGTAATAGTGACACCCTTTTCGCAATAGTATTGAGCGGCTAACTGGTCTTCGCGATCTAGCTCTGGAACTTGTGAATTTGTCAGCCATCGCATGAAGTTACCTACCAACTTAGCACGCTCAAAATTGTAACCATTCGTCGGGACTGCCACCATGTTAGAGCGGCGGCGAGCCGTACAAAGCATTGCCACCTTAGCATTGATGGCGCGGTCAACCGAGAAGTCCCGAAGATCGCTTGCTCCCTCCCACGGAGTCGGCTCTGTCTGCTCGTCCTCGCGGCTATGCTTCTTGTTGTCTGAGGACTGCCCATTCCAGATGGCGTAACGAGTCTCGTAGTTCTGGCGGCACTGTGCAACGTAGGGGCTAACGTCGCGAATAGTGGAGGCATAGGCAGACTTTACGGCCTCGATGTCCGGCTTATCACCCTTGGGGGCAATCTGCAACGTCGGGTCATGTTTCGCCGCTTCAAGAGTAGCTTTGTCCATCAAAAATCCTCCATTTGAAATCTAGTTGAGACTGAATCGCATTAGAGTCAACTCAGTACGAAAAAGTGCGGCCAGACTTATTACCGTTGGCGTCGATATAATCCAACCCAGCTTCCAGTCCATAGCGAACACAATCAACTGGATCTTTGAATGAACAGTCCTGCCTAGCATTGGCTGGATAGTTCATTAGGCATTCAATCAAGTTCTCGCACTTGTCGGAGATGTAGAGCTTTGGATGGTTCAAAGCACCGATAGGCTTACTCGTATCGTAGGCTAAGGCGTCATTGATGAGTTGTTCGCCGTGTTCCTTGGTCAAACCCGGAGCCGGGATGAACGTCATACCCAAATCATCCATTTCGGTGATTATGGATGTAGAGCCACCAACCTTCGGGGTAAGAGCTGCGCCCATTCGCGGATCAATGAGGCGTTCAAAGATGTCCTCTTCGCCCTCCTCGTTCTTAATCATCTCGTGGTACTCGTCGATGCCCCAGCCATTAGGCTTCTGTGCCGGTCCCGGCTTACCAATCTGTGCGTCATCGCCCGGCTCTGCCCACACGCCCCATGAAATGTCCGGCCACTCACGATAGACGTAGATGATGCCATTAGAGGAAACGGCGAACCAGACACAGAACCAAGGCTTGCTCCCGGCAGGGTCAAGAACCAGATAGCGAGTGTACTTGATCGGATCTTCATATTCGTTCTCACGCTTCCAAGGCATCTCGTCGTCCTTGATAACATGCACATCGCGGTCAAAGCGAGGGAACGGAGAGCAGGAAGGCTTGCTTGGGATTCCATAAGCCACCGAAAGGATCTCATTCTCCGGGCGACCAATCAGCCGGCTAGTGGTGTCTCCGGGAATGAAGTGGTTATCCTGAGTCCAAAGGTAGCGAATGCGTGTGTCTGCGCGGTTGAGAGACTCCTGTAGAACAGGGATTTCACGGTCCTTGAGCAACGGAGCCTTACGCTTCTCCAGCGTCTTGGTCTTGCCGAGCAAGTCATTCACTAGCGGGCTCCAACCCTGAATCGTCGTGAACGTCAGGAACATACGCCCGCGCACGTCGTACAGGCGGGTAAGGAGCCGCTCAAACATCTTCTGTGGCACCTCTTCGTCGCACCAGACTACATGCGCCCACCATCCTTCAACAACCTGCGGGTCGTTGCGGTAGCTCTGGTAGTTGCTAAAGATCATCTCTGAGCCGCGAGAATACCCCGGCTGCGGAGGAAGGATGAGCTTGTTGCCGGCGAACCCGTTCTTCTGGCTGAACTGCATGGAGAAGTTCACGCCCTTACGCTTCCCACCTTCCTTGTACCGCTTTGGTAACGCCTCCCAGACTAGCTGCTGCTGCTCCGTGATGCTCTTAGTCTCGTTGACGTGATAGACGCGGATACGGGCTTCCGGGATGGTCATCAATGCCCACATGCAGATACGCGAGAGGCACACGGATTTCGAGCTACGGTTGCCACCTAGCACAACCTGCGTCCCGATGTTGCTCCAGTCATCCATGATGGCTTTCCAGCTCGGGAGCACCCAACCCCACTCCATAGCATCAATCTGCTGGTTGTGCTCCACCATCGTCTTAGCCGCGTAGTAGGCCAAGTCTTCCCCAAGGAAGTGCTGGCACATGGCCGGCGTGCAGAGCACTCCCGGCTGTAGCGCCTGCTTAAACAGCACCAGCTTACGGAGTCCTTCCTCGTCTAGTTCCTTGATGCGATCATCAATGCTGGGGTCGTACATCACCCCGAACTCAGGCTTGAAGTCAGTAGCGTTAGCTCGGTATGCCATTTACTTTCTTCTCTACTGGTTTGCCGGTGAGCATAGCCATCAACTCTTCCTTGGAAGCCGCGTTGATAACCACCGTATTGTGCTGTGTCTGCGTCGTCGGCTGGGACATCTCAAGAAGCTGCTTCTTCTTGTCCATGAGGATGCCAAGAGCGATGGCTGACGAGCTTCCGCGCATCTGCGGAATCTGCTCCTTCACCTGATTGATAGCCAAGTCCAGCAATTCATCCACTCGCGCACCAACCCGCTCTTGGTACTCCTCGACAGT